CAGAAGTTATGGAGTGATGAAGAAAGAGAAGAGTTATGGTATCATAAGATTTTAGAAGATAAACAGTATGTAGCAGGATATGAGTTAAGTGAGAGCCAAGAGAATTTTGAAACAGAATATAGTGGAGCAATAGAAGATGGTAGAAGAAAAAGTGAACGATTAGGATATGGAACAAGAAGTAAAAATTGGGATATGAAAAGATTTGATAGAGAGGGTAGAATGATGCGTGAGAAATGGAAAAAGACTAAGCAGGAGAAGTAGTGTGTCGCTTCGCTAGACTCTTCCCCAGAGGGGGCCAGGTATCGACCTGGTGCGACGCATTTGTAACGGGTCGCTTTTTTGTTTGTGCAAAAAGCTACCTCTTAACTCGGTAGGAAAAAAAGAAAATTGTATGTTTGTGAAAAAAGTTTGGAGAAGATGGGAAAAGTTATATATTTGCAAAATAACATAAAAAAGATAAATAAGATGAAAACAAAAGTAAGTAGTAGTTATACAGTTAAAGCATTTGTGAAGAATGTAAAAAGACTGAAAGAACAAGGATTGTTAAATGCAGAGAATAGCGTTGTGTTAGATGATATTGTAAAGGATGTTAAAGAAGAATGGTTAATTAGAGAATTTAAGTAACATGAAGAATAAGAAGAATATATTTGATAGATGTTTGGATTTGTGTGAATGGATCTATAAAGTGTTAACAAAATGAATAGTTATGATAAGTTTAGGTTGAATGGCCAGCTAGATATGTTTGAAGATGAATTTAGTATTGGTGATAAGAGCAAAGAATGGGATGAAGAAGAATGCTGGAGTGTGAAATGGTTGGAATTGAATGGTGTTGAAATGGATAATGTAATATATGATCTAATTAAGAAAGCAGATAAGTTATGAGAATAAAGTGGTTTTGGATTGGTAGTATAGTGATCATGATTGGTGGTTGTGAGAGTACGATCGTAGTGATAAAAGGTAATAAGAATATAGTAAGTACGAAAGAAAAGGTAGAGATAGACTCTACTAAGTTTAATTTAAATAAATAGTAAATATGAGTGAAAAAAAAGAATTCATTGATAGTCAGATTGACTTAGAAATGGAAAAAGAAGTGACACCATTAAGTCGTCATGAAGTAGAAGATAGCCCATTTACAGTCGTCGGAAATGATGATGGTGGATGGGTTGGTACTATGGGTAAGTATCGAATTACAGAACAGTATGAATCGAAAGAAGATTGTATTATTGATGTAGGTAGAATTACTTGGAATAGAATAGTGCAAGTGTTAATATTAATTAATCAAATAAAAGAAGTAGAAAATGAGCAATAGTGTTAAATTAGGTGGAGAACGCCTAGGAAGTGGGAAAAAGAATAAGTATATAACTAAGACGTTTAATAGAAGTACGCATAATTTAAGTTATATATGGAGAAGTAGTATGAGTGCAGGAACATTGGTACCGTTTATGACAGAAGTTGGACTGCCAGGAGATACATTTGATATTGATTTGAATGTAGATGTAAAGACATTGCCAACAATTGGACCTTTATTTGGAAGTTATAAGGTGCAGTTAGATATATTTGAGGTGCCGATTAGATTGTATAATGCAGATTTGCATATGAATATGTTAAATTTAGGGCGAGAAATGAATAAGGTAAAATTACCTCTAGTGAAATTAAAGCATAAATATCAACCTGCAGATGTATTTAATGATAATAGTCAGATAAACTCTAGTTGTATATTTAGTTATTTAGGTATTAGAGGATTAGGAAAAACATTAGATGGTGTAGAGGGTGACATAGAAAGAAAATTTAATGCGGTGCCGTATTTAGGATATTGGGATATATTTAAAAATTACTATGCGAATAAGCAGGAGGATAATGCATTCGTGATACACACAACAAATAAAAGTACACAGTTTACAGTAGATGCAAGTAATCAATTAATAAATGGTCAACCTTTGGTACCATTTGTAACAGTACCTGCAGGTGAAGTAGTTGAGTTTAAATTTTTATATAGTAATATAGACAGAGTTGGGGATATAGACCCAAGAGTAGCAAGAATTCAGTATAAGTCAGGAAATGATGAGTATCAAAATATATTTATTAATGATTTATTTGAAACGTTTACACATTATACAGATGATCAAAACAACAGAGTATTAAGTTGTACAGATTTTAAAGGGTTGGACCCTGCAGATTTGTCGGAGGTAACAGTATGGAATAATCTAGATACATTGTTTACAAGTACAATAACTAAAGCACTAGATGTTACAGAATTAGTGAGTTTTCCGTTAAAAAATATAGATCAAAATAAGATTAATATATTAGGAAATGCTGGAAGCACAAAAGCATATGAATATGATGATACTAGTATAAGCCCATTTGGATTGCCAATGAAAACAGAAAATGGTGAAGAATGTTTGCAAGGAACTCAAGAGGGATTAGCAGTTAAGACATACCAAAGTGATAAGTTTAACAATTGGATTAATACAGATTGGATTGACGGTACAGGTGGAGTAAGTGAAGTGACAGCAGTAGATACTAGCAAAGGTAGTTTTACAATTGATGCGTTGAGTTTAGCGAATAAGGTATATAAGATGTTAAACAGAATTAATATGAGTGGTGGTACTTATAATGATTGGATAAATGCAGTATATAGTCATGATGCGACAAGGAGGCAAGAAACCCCAGTATACCATGGTAGTTTGATTAAGGAATTAGCATTTGAAGAAGTTGTAAGTACTGCAGAAAGTGAAACGAGTAGTGTAGAGCAGCCGTTAGGAACATTAGCAGGAAAAGGAAAATTAACTGGAAAACATAAAGGTGGAAAAATGGTAGTTAAATGCCATGAGCCATGTTATGTAATGGGTATAGTGAGTTTGACGCCTAGGATAGATTATAGTCAAGGGAATAAATGGGATATGAATTTACAGACATTGGATGATTTACATAAACCTGATTTAGATCAGATAGGGTTTCAAGATTTAATAACAGATGAGATGGCGTGGTTTGATACGTTTATTGATACTGCAAATGGAATGAAAAAAGACTATGGGAGTGTTGGTAAAGTACCTGCATGGTTAAATTACATGACAAATGTGAATAGAACATTTGGAAATTTTGCAGATAAGAATAAGGAAATGTTTATGACATTGAATAGAAACTATGAAGCGGTGAATGCTCTAGGACAAGGAATAGCAGATTTGACGACATATATAGATCCAGCAAAGTTTAATCATATATTTGCGGATACGAATTTAGATAGCCAAAATTTTTGGACGCAGATAAGTGTAAATAACACCGCTAGAAGAAAGATGAGTGCGAAAGTAATACCTAACCTATAAAAAAAAAAGATAATGGCATACAGAAAGCCTGAATGGGCAAATAACAGTGGTTTAGAAAGCGTAGAAAGATACGTTGGAGAAACAATAGAAGAAAAAGTGGAAAGAGTAGTGAATAATGGAGACCCGATTGAGGATGGTGCGCCGAGAATATATACCGAGAGAAAAGATGGTGTAGGAGCACAGTATGATATTAGGACTGATAGATGGGAAATAGCAGTTGATGCTATGGATGCAGTTGTAGGAAGTTATAAAGCTAAAAGAGAACAGAGGGGAATTAGCAGAGAAGACATAGTAAAAAACGAGCCGAAAGCTGATGAGAATCTAGGGAAAGCTAGTGGTGATGGTGAATAGAGCTATGCGGATGCAATAGTTTTGTGAAAATTTAAGAGGGGATTGAAAGCCGATCCCCTTTTATTTAAATAATAGAAGATACACAAAACGTATTATTATCAAGTAGGTATAAAAAAGAGCTTTTAAAAAAGCGCGAAAATAGAAGAATATGAATCAAAAGAAACAAAGTAAAGGTATGAGTGCAGCATTAGGAATAGGATTAGGAGCAGCAAGTTCAGCATTAGGAATGATAGGACAGAATGCAAGAGCAAAAAAGCAACATGAAAGACAGAAGGAGTTGATGGATTTACAAAATCAGCAGCAAGAAAGATTGAATAAGCAAGGGCATCAGATGCAATATGATATGTGGAAGAAAACAAGTTATCCTGGACAAATGGAGATGATGAAAGAAGCAGGGTTGAATCCTGCATTAATGTATGGAATGAGTGGTGGCGGTGGAGTTACTACAGGAAGTCAAGGTGGTGGAAGTGCTGCAGGTGGAAGTAGTCATGCGCCGATGGATATTGGAGCGAGTCTACAAGCAGGATTGATGTCAGCACAGATAGAAAAGTTATTAGCTGAAAAGGATAAGATTAAAACAGAAACCACGACAGAAAGTGGTAAAATGGAAAATATGTTAGCTAGTAAAGGAGATTTATTCAGGAGTCAAATGGCAGATGCGTATTGGCAGATACAAAAAAGTTCAGGTGATAAGTTGATAGCTGAAATGAATAAGATTAATGAAGAGGGAATGTTATTAAATAAGCAAAATAAGATAACAAGAGAGACTATGAATGATGTTATTGAAGGTGCGAGATTAGAGGCAATTCACAAGGAATTACAGAATCAGTTGACAAGTGAAAATGTAAATAAGACGAAAGAAGAAATTGATGTGTTAGTGAATAGTATTTATCAAAGATGGACTGAAATAGGTATTAAAGGAGTTGATACGTTATTGAAAGGAGTCTTAGGTGGCGGTGGAGTTGGAGCTATACAGAAATTAATAGCGTCATTTAAGAAGTAAAGCATGTGTTTGTATCCAGTTAAAGTTAGAAACAAGAAGTACGATGCAAATAAAAAAAACGGTGGGATAATTCCCACCGCTTTGCATGGTAAGATGTATAATATTGGAGCAAGTTGTGGTAATTGTATGGAATGTAGAAAGATGAAAGGTAGAGAATGGCGGATTAGAATGGGCGAAGAAGTTAGGG